GCTGGGGCAAACTTGTCATCATCAGGTGACAGCATCAGCTTTTCCTCGATTTGAGACATCGGTACACTATCCAGATGAGAAGCAGGGTAGGCAGCGCCATGGGCATGTACGAAGCGCCCACCCAGCCATACACCTGTTCGCAAGCCGATCCTTCCGAAATTGACCTGCTGAACATCCCATGTAGAAACTGGCAATCCACGATCTGCACCGCACTGATGCCCTCGGCAATGAACAGCACGCCCCAGGTCATCTGGCCGATTGTGTCATCCCGCGCCACGGTCAGGTAACAGGCGAATGCTATCCCTGTTATGGCCGCGAATTGCAGGAACCAGAACGTCTTTTGCAAAAGCGGCTCGTTGGTCATGGCCGCGCCGGTGAACATCGCCAACGCGGCAACAGCCAGGATCATGGCCGCCATTTCGTTGCGCTCGCCGCGAAACGACAGAATGCCCAGATAGCATAAGCTCACGATCAACAGACTGGCGGTCCACCAATTCACCTGCCAGTCGCCCGGAACGTAGCGGTACGAAGTCACGATTCCGGTCGATACGACATACATGGCCACGGCTGCCAAAGCCATCGGCCCCAGGCGCAGCACCCGCTGCCCCAGCGACGGCAGGGCGGCGGACACGGCGATGATCAACGCCAGGAAATATGTGGCTGGGCTACCGGCCAGGGCGCCCAGCATGATCAGCGCCTCGGCTTGGGCGGCGGATTTGCGTCTTGGTATTCGGGCAAATCCTCAATGGCGATCAGATAGGGAAAGTCCTGCATGCGGATGGATACCGGCCCGCAAGGCCCGCCGTTGCCCGGTTCCTCGACACGGTAGGCAATGCCGGGATGCACGGACTGCCGGCCGGCCTGCGCATCGTCGTTGAATTGCGCCAACCGCTTCAGGGCCGCCTTGTTCGACTTCTCCGTGGTCGGCCCCCAGCCGCGCACGTGAACCACATAATATGTTAAGGGCATGGCTAGTCCTTTCTGTTAAGAAAATTAACGCTCATCGCAGGCCGCCAAGATATTGCACAAGCCAACTTGCCGCTGCGCCGATCACGCCGCCGCCAAGGGCCAGCGCGATCTTGCTGCGCCGCTCGGAATGCCGGTCTACCGCATCCTCACCAGCCCACCGTTTTTCGAGGCCCTCGATCCGATCTTCGCTCTTTCCAAAACGGGCCATGTCGCGGGCCACGTGCGCGTCGATCATGGCTTTGGTTTCGCCCAAGTTGGCTGTCGCTACTTCCTCGCTCTTCTTGGCGACGCCGCTGATCCGCTCGTGGATCACCTTCACCGCCTCGCGCAGATCGACACGCAGATCGCCCAGGGTCCGCTCCTGCGCCGCCAGGTATGCTTCCGTGCGCGCCTGGCCCCGGATCAGCCGGTCAATGCGGTCGCCCGGTTCTTCAGCCATCCTGTTGGTTGTCGCTCATTATGCCTCCAATCTGATCAGCAGATCGGCCCCCACAGCGCGCGCCCAACCTTGCCACTGGCGCATGCTCTTTGGGAAATTGGTGCCCAATTCCCACTGCGAAACGCAGGCGTCCGTGGTGCCAATCCTTTGCGCCACGAAGTCTTGTGTCAGCCCTGCGGTCTTTCTCATTTCCGTAAGCGACACCGCCAAGTCGGCTTCGAGCCCGGCGTCATGGTGATCTGTCATGTGTCCGGCCCCATGGGCACGGCCGTCACTCCGCGCCAGCCCTCCCCCGCCGCGATCAGGCACGACAGGCCCTGTGGGCTTGTCATGATAATGGTCCAGGTGTTGCCGTCGCCCGTGGACAGCACTTCCACCAGGCCGCCCGAGCTGGTCACGCCGATGGCCACGGGTATTTCCTGGTACTTGTCGGCGAGATGGTCGAGCACCTTGGCGCGCTCGTCGCATTGGAAAACTTGCCCGACGGCCGGCGCGCTGCCTGCCATCTGCGCCATGAAGAGTGCCGCCGCCAGAACGGCCGGGGGCATGTTTCTCATTGTCCCCTCTCAGTCATCCCGGCCGCGCCGGTCGATCCAGGCGTAGGTGACGATCTCCACGGTGGCGGCCTCCGTGGACCGTTCGCGGATTTGCGCGCTGGTGTTGGTGCGCACCTCGAAATCGCCCCAACCGCGCGTATTGAATGGGGTCGAAATGCCCGGCGCTGCGGCGGCGCTGGGCGCCACGTCCGCCATGGCCAGATCCGTGAACAGCGCGCCATCGTCCACCGTCGAAAATCCGCCATTCGCCCGGAACCGGGCCAGCACGTTGAGGCCCGTGGGCACCCCCAAGGTGCGCGAAACAGCAGTCGTCGATGTCGTATTGCTTTGATAGACCGGCGCGCGCTGGAACAGATCGCCGTCCTGCACGAACGGCACGTTCACACCGCTTTGGCGCATGAAGCTGCCGATCCGGCGGCTGTAATCGTAGCTTGCCGGCAGGGTTGGAGCGGTAGGGCTGAGCGAGAACAGCGCATCTACGACGCCCGTATCGCTGCGAAGGATGGCGTGGACGTGATATGTACCGGTGCTGCTGACCGCGCCCGTATCCAGACCTCCCTGATTGGTTCCAACCACCCAAGATGCGTCGAGTCGTTTCGTCAAGGTGCTTGCCAGGATAATGTCTTCGACATTGTCCTCTGACCGGCACTGCCCCTCCGCTATGTCAATGTCATTGGTTGCGTCGGTTGTGTTATTGCTGAGTTTCAGCCCAGTCAGATGGCCGCGCGGCAGTGTTGCACTCGGCGCCGGAGTGACGCTCAGCGTATCGGCGTTGCCAGCGCCCTCATCGGTGACGGTCAGGCCATCGCCCACCACCATCGCCGCCAGTGGAGCGAGGACACCCTTCGTCGTGTTGAATTTGTCGACCAGATCGGCCAACTCGCTGCGCGCCTGCTTGGGATCGTCCGTCCCTTGGTCAATGTTTGTCTTGCCGGCGTCGGCCGGAAATGATTTAGCCATCTAAACTTTGAACCCCTTCAATTCCAAATCGACCGTCGCGTCGGTCAGCGTCCAGGTGCCGGCCACGTCCTTGTAGATCTTGAACTCGGCGGCCGGCAGGCTGCCGCCGGTGATCGTCGTGGCTTTGCTGAGCAAATCCACCTTGCGCCCCCCCTCCCCATCGTTCTGGAAGGCGACGATTTGCGCCGTGATGATCGATGCCAGCCGCCCGTCGCTCTCGTACTTGAAGTGTCCGGTGGCGATGCTCTCGAACGGCCCGGCGCTGGCCCCGGATGTATCCAGATCCTCGACATCCTGGATCACCGTCTCGCCGTCGAGCAGGGTCACCAGGTTGCGGATCAGCGGCGTGGTCCCGGCAACGCTCGCCTTGATGTGGATGTAGCGGGCCGTGACGCTGGTCAGCGCGACGAAGCCGCCCGTCGGCTCTCCATCGGCATCGGTGCCGGTCTCCATGGTGATCGTTGCCGTGCCCAGGCCGTCGAAGGTAACGGACGGAGTAAAACGGATATCGGCGCCCAGATCGATTACCTCGGTGGTGTAGGTGATCGGTGAACGGTTTGCCACGATGCCGCGCCAGGTATCGGGCAGATCGTCCCAGGTGGCCGGCAGATCGTCCCAGGTTCCGGTCGTGGCGTCGCCCATCGCCTCCACATGGCCGGAGGTATTCAAGAAGCAATCCACCAGGGTGCCTGGAAACCCGAGATCGAATTCCACGCGCTGGTGAATCACCCCGCGCAGACGCTGGTCGCCGATGGTCGCCTCGATCAGATTTGCATTCAGCGATTCATTGCCGAACGCATCGACCATCTTGATGCCGAAGGTATAGCTACCGGCAGCAAGCTCATTGGTTTCAACCGGGCTGGTCTGCAACAACCCTTGTGTGAACAGCGGCGTCATGTCCGCCCAGGCCCCGCCGCCTCCCGCCTTGTAGCGGATTACAAAGCCACCGCCCAAAACCACATCCGGCGGGATGGTGAGTGCGGACCAGGAAAACCGCCGCGTCCCATCGGCCAGCCGGGTGATCGCGAATTCGTCCACAGCCGGCGGCGGCGTCAGCTTGCCCAGCACGACATGTCCAACGATCAGCGTCCATTGGCCGGGTGGCGCGCCGGTGAAGGCATAGCGAAGGCGTATATCGTAAGACACGCCGTCTTCCACCGGGGCCACGGATATCTCGCGGGTATCGCGGGGAAACGGGCCCAGCGGCAGCCACGCTCCGTCCGAGGTGCTCGGCTTGAACTGCGCTTCGATTGCAGAGATACGCGATAGCGCCAGCGACCCAGGCGCGCCCAAGGCGATCAGGATACGTGAGTCGAGCGTGCCGTCGGCGGCGCGCACCATCACCGTATCGTCCGACCGCGCCGAAATGACGAAAGGTTTGTTCTGGCTGACCAGCGGTGAGAGCTTGGAATCGAAGGCCGGGATCGCCCCCGTATCGGCAGTATAGACCGCGGCGGATTCCGGCACCGCCGCGATGATCGCCGCCTCATCGTTAAGCCGCCGGATCGAATAGACCAGAGACCGGATCGTCTCCAATCCGGCCTCGCCGAAACCAAATAGATCGCCAGCGGCTACCGCGCCAGGCGCCAAGGCCGGAGACAGGGTGACCGTGGTTTGCTCCCCCGCGTCGGTGGTCACCGACGCGCTCACCCGCCCGCCCGGCGCCCGCACGATCAACGCATAGTCCTTGTCTGCCTCCATGGGCAGCACTTCATCGCTGACAATTCCGGTGATGTTGCCGCCGCCGTCGGTGATCGTCGACTTGATCCGCCCGCTGGCCCGGCCAACCAACAGCACGTCGTGAGTGATCTCGATCAGATCGCCACGGGTGCAAACGATGTGCTCGATATCGGTTTCGAACTCGTAGCGTTCCGGGCGCAATTCGGCGACCGCCATGTGATAACGGGTGTCGCTCCAGATATGCGCCGGGTCGGTAATGCCGAACGGACGATAGCCCTCGAATTTCGTTGCGGTCCCTGCATCGTATCCGTCGCGGTAGACGATCCGCTCATCCGCCTGCCAGCCCTGTTCGCGATTGAAGAACGTAACGCGCAGAGCGTGCGGCATGTCGGCGTAGACGCGCGTGGCATTGAAGTTGAGCGAATTGCGCGGCGTGAAATGCTGAACAACCGTACTCTGCGCTTCGTCGAAAACGACGCTCCGTTTATTGTCCCGGCGGCGTAGGCTGGCACGTCCGGCGGCGGCAACCGCAGCGAGCAGGTCGCGCACAGAGATCGGTGTATCGATGACCGCATTGAATTCGCGCCCCGCAGCGGTGTTGATCTCGTGCCAAGCCTCCAGGGTCGCCAAGTCGATCCGCGCATCGGCCACGGGGTTTGCGTTCGCCGTGCCTTGCAAGACCTCCCGATAGATCGATGCTGGGTTGGCGGTCGCCTGCACCGTTTCCCAATCCGAACCATCCCAGTCCGCCAGGATAGAGGTGGCGACGCAGTTGAGCGCATCGACCACACCGGACAGTTGGTTGGTCGCCCGGATGCGCAATGCCGTCATCGCCACGCCGGCCATGTTGACCGGCGGCTCGTTGGTGAACGTCCGCAGCGAGGTCCATGTCGCCACATCGAAAATGCTGCTCGACGTCGTGTCCGCCGTGACCCGTCGAATGCGCACGTCGTATTGGCCGCGAGTCACGGTCAGGCGCACCGATTTGCGCACAACCGAAGACCGTGCTGCAGAAACATTGATCGCCGTGGAAGCCGACCAAGAGCCGCTGCCGGCCACCGCCGTTTGCACCTCCAGGCTGACGCTGCGGCTCTTCTTGGCGCCTTGCGAATCGAATTCCACAAGTCCTTGCAAGAACGTCACGTCGATGCTGATCTCATCGGCGTCGGGCTGAGTCGTGCGCACTTGCCAGCTATCGGCGGCAAGCAACGCGATGGCTAAACCCTCTTCGAACACATCATCCGGAAACAGGCTGATCGGATCGTCGTCGTCGAAACCCTGCCGATGTTCGACCTCAACGTCTTCAAAGAGATCGAGCGGCGTCTCGCCGATCTTGAAATCCTCTAGCAGCAGCGGGCCGTATCCCCAGACGATCAGGGTGCGAAGGTATTGGTCGTCGCCGACGATCTCGGTGTATTCGCGGGCGCCCTTCGGCCCCCAGAGCCGGTGCTTGCCAAGGACGCGCGGTACCGGCTGAAACGGACGCAGCTCATTCCGGCCCCCTGCAATGCCGAAGACCGGGCTTTCCCGGCTTGGACCCGCCAGTTGCCCGAGATCGGGTCGCGGCGGAGGGGCAATGGCATTGACCAGCAGACTGCCGACGAGGCCAACCCCAGCCGCGACGATTGTCGCCCCGGTCGAGCCCGCCAGCAGAGTGCCTGCCCCAAATACGCCCGCCAGAGCGCCGCCGGAAATTGCTGCCGCCCCAACCAAAACCGCGATCATCAGGATGGTCCGCAGCGGATTCTTGCCGCCGCCACCCCCGCCGGACGGCACCACCCGAATGCTGACCGTTGTGCCGGGCTTGGGCCGCACCCGGTGCCAGTTCTCGCGCGGGATGTAGTGATCCCCGACAAAGACATGGGCATGCCTTCGCAGAACCGCGTCGGGCTGTGCCCGGGCGAATATCTCGGCAATGGTCGCGCCCGCCTCAACGGACAGGTCCACCCGCGCCATGCTGAACGGATGCGGGCAGGCGGAGACCCGAACCAGACCTTGGCCTGGCGCCAGGATTTCGCCTATGCTGCCACGCCCCACTTGCGGCGGCCCGATCTCCAGGAGGGAACCTTCCATGCGCACCCTACTCGTTGTCTTTTTGCTTGCGGCGGCCCTGGCCGGTTGCAGCCTTTTAAGCGCTCGCGGTCAGCCGCCTGTTTGGACGGGCACTAGCAACAAACCGCTCAACACCACGGTTTCATGCGTCATTACCGGACTAAACACGGTTGCGCCGGGCCGCATCACTCATAGCGCCCAAATCATCGAGCCGGATCGGGTGTTGGAGGTGGCCCCTCAACAGGTACTCACGGTTGGAGCCGAATTGTATTATGTCACGCTCACGGTTCTGTCCCCTGCGGCAACAAGGCTTGACCTGAATAGTTCCGTGGCATGGACCGCGAAATTGCAGAACGCCATTGCGCCCTGTGCAACCTCTTCAATTTAGCCTGAGCTATCCCACCGCCGGGTGCCGGAATATCCCGACGATCCGCTGCCTCCAGATCGGCGAGTCCAGGCGCTCGATCACCGCATTGATCCCCGCCTCGATGTGCAGCATGCGCCCGCGCGCCACGATCAGGCCCACGTGCATCGGCCAGCCCTTGGTGCGCAGCAAGGCCACATCGCCCAAGCACACGTCCGCCTGATCGACTTGCCGCCAGTCATCCTTATGCGCGGCGATCAGCGGTGCCACTTTGCTGCCCGAGTTTGCGTCTTCGTAATCCTCGGCGTAGCTTGGCAGATCAATGCTGAATTGTTCGGCCAGTACGAGGCGGACAAGCCCCCAGCAATCGCACCCGGCGCGGTCCCGGCCCAGAGAAGCGAAAGGCAGGCCGACGTACTCACCAACCCACGTCGGCGGCTGGCGGGCGATCATCAGAAGACGCCAGGGAAAAGCCCAGGCGTGAAAGAGTCCTTCGGGTAGGGCTCGGAGAGAAAATTCTCGTCATCGACGGTGGCGCTCACAATCAGCGCATCCCAGCGCACTTCGGCAATGCGCATGTTATCGAAGGACATTTCCACCGTATCCGGGTCCGCCGCCCGCACCACCTCCAGCAGCACGCTGGGCGGAGTATTGATCGAGCGGATCGCCTCGGTAATTTCCAGGCTCACATTCTGGATGGCCAGCGTGCCGGCGGATACGCCAGTGTCATCCTCGCCCGGCAGTTCGCGCTCGAAGGGCATGGCCGTGAACGTATTGCCCCGGCTCTCCATATCAACCGCATCGCTGCACACGCGAATGGGCAGGGACAGATCATCATGGTCGATAGTTACCAGCACAATGAATGCCTCGGCTGTTTCCGAGGCGAACACCGCCGCCCTGGTTGTGGCGGATACCCCGATGTTTCCCTGTACTGCCGGTGCAAATGCCCGCGCCACAGTCTCAGCCAGCGGCACGGCAACGGCAGCAGCTTCCGCCACCGTAGGCGCAAGAGCCGTCGTCTCTGTCGTGGCCAGGGGAATGACGGCGAAAGCTCCAGCCGCAACGGCAGGCGCAAACGCCTGCGCCACCGTTTCGGCCAGGGGAACGGCGACAACGGCGCCCGCCGCCACATCGTTGATGGACAGATGGGCAACGATGCTATTGCCGGATGTCGTTGTCGGTTGGCCGAGCGCCAGCCGGAAAATGGTGCTGGCGAACGTGTGCTCGATCTTGACGTTGTTCGACACCCAATCCGCCGCGCTCGTGCGCTCGACACCTGAGGCGTCCACGAAAGCACCGGAGGCTATGGACGCGTCCGTGACCGTGGATATCTCCGTTGTCGTGTCCTGGAACTGCGCGTAATGATTTGTTGTAGCGCCGCCCATGTCACCGAACGCCGCCGCGATTTCATAGTCTCCCGTCGCAGGCAGATCAACGCGGAAGACCGCCTGTTGTGGCACGCCATCACGATTGTTCGTGTGAAAAACAATACCGGCCAAGCGTGCGTCAACGCTATCGCTTCTGTCGCGGTCGTTCGCCGTCGAATTTGTGTACTCCCAGCCGAATGTCACACCGCCAGCGGTCGTCGGGTATGCCGACTCAAGCGGGCAATGCTGCGTGTCCGCAGGGTCCGTCACAAAGGCCAGGGTGGCGCGGAAATTGAAGCCTTCGTTGAACGCCACGGATCACCCCTCCAACGGTTCCATCTCGAATTGCACGGCGAACTTCGGCCGCTCGGTCGGGTCCGCGTAGGCCAGCACGTCGCCGTTGCTGGCGCCGGTGTGCGTGTAGCTGATCGTCAAATCCTTGATCGGGGTGTTCACCGGAAGCTGTACCAATGTCGCCGCCGCCGGGCTGCTGTAGGTTCCGTCCAGCCGCGTCTCCGCGTATCCGACGGCGAGCAAATCCATCTTAACGTAGTCCGTTCGCCCGCTTGTTTTCCAAAGCGCGATCCCGAGAAAGGCCGTTTCCGTCGATCCCGTGTACTCTTTCTGGATGGAGACGGAAATCTTCTTGACGATTCCCATGGCCACTTCGCGGCGGTGGAACTTGGCGGTCCAGTCGAGCGCCTGGTCCACGTCGCCGATCTTCAAGATGACCGGCCCGCGTTCCTGGCAGCTCGCCATCTGCTGCGGCCGGGCCTGCCGGTCGATGAACCGCTTGCCGCCATAGAAAACCGTGCCCCGTTCCTCGTAGCGGAGCAGATCGTAGAACGCCCAGGTGCCGCTCGGCGTGCCCTTCCACGTGCCTGAGATGCGCCACACACTTGGAGATTCATCGCTATAGGATATGTTAGAGACAATCCCGCTGTCGCTGAAATCGGTGGCGTAGAGGTGCGAGCCGATGGTGATCTTGGCAATCGTGGTAGAAATGATCGTCCCGCTGTCGGCAACCTCAATCTCATTGTTGGCCCCAACGGAACCGACCGTGAAGGTGTGCTCGATATCCGTATTGAGAACATGCAGCAGGGCGCCATCGTGGCTGATGACGTTATCCTCGAAGATGAGCAGTTCGACCGGCCATGCTTCCTTGGACTGGACGACGCCGAACTGCGTCCCGGCCGGCGGCTTAATGTGATTCCGCTCCATGATCAGCCGCTTCGGACCGGCCTTGATGGTGAAGTTCAGAAGGTCGCATTCGGAGAACCGCAACAGCCCCGTGCCGGGCGATTCGGTGCATGGCCCCAACAGCTTGCTTCGGCGCACGTCGATCAGGTCGCAATATTTGTCGGGCGTGAATGAATTAACATCCGGGCCGGACGGATGATGGAACACGCATTCGTCAGCCAGGAAATTCCGGTTAAAGGCCGGGGTCGTGATGATATTCGACTTGACCTGGCGAAAAACCAGCGTATCCGCTGCGATGATGATGGCGTCCGCCGTCGAATTCGGATTTTGCAATATCTCGCCGCCGACGAACTCGATCAGGCGCGGATAGGTCCAATTGGCGCGGTCCAGGTTCATCACCCGCGCCTTGCCGTATTCCAGCGTGGTGCTGAATATCGAAATTGAAAAATCCTTCCAGTCCGACGACCGGAAGTCATAAATCAGGGGATAGACGAAGGTCAGCGTGCCATCGCCGATGCCGGCGACCACGTTCCATTGGTAAAACCTCTGATTAGGCGGATAGCCGCCGTCCTGCTGGTTGAACCCGGCGAGCAAAACCCGGTTCCCGATAGAGAAATTATCTTCCTCGCCGCTGGTATCCATCGGGATTGTGAGATCGCCAATCGCCGAATCTCCGATGATATATCCATTGTGCAGCGTTCGCGTTGCTGAAACCGGCACATCGCCGCTGTCGTCCCAGAAATCGTAGGTGTTCAAAAACCGCTTGTTCGCATCCCAGGCGTCGTTGCTGACGTTTTGCAGCTGCGCCCCGTCCATCAGGATGGTGACCGAGCCGACGCCGAGCAGCCAGCGGTTGTTGTCGTAGATGTAATGGCCCGGCGGGAAGATGACCGTGTGGTGCTTCTCCGGCGCTGCCAGCAGCGCCGTCCGCAGGCTGATCAGCGCCGCAGTGTCGTCGGCCACACCGTCGCCGACCGCGCCGTGTTCCTCCTTAACGTTAATCGAGGATGGGATGATCCGGCCCAGGTCCGCCCACAGGTCCGCGTCTGCATCCGCCGCCGCCGGGTCCGCCAGCGGCATGATATAGCGGCGGAGAATCTGTTCCGCCTCCGCCGCCGGCGGTTGATTGAACCGTGGCACGATTCAAATCCTCTCTTACGCCGGCGCGCTCCACAGATGGATGCCATTGGCGTCGAAGGTAACGTCGAAGTCCGCACCTACATCCGCCGTCTTGGCACCGTCGAAGTCGACGAAGAAAAGCAAGTTCTTGACTGCCGGCGAACTCTGGTCATCGTCGTAGATCACGCCATGCGTCGCCGGGCCGATGGCTACGCCAGTCGCCGTGACAGAGATATCCGCGGCGTCAAGCTTGGCTTCATTGGTGTTGACCACCGTGACAGCGGCGCTGGCAAGCGCCTCGCCGCCGGTCGTCCAGCCGCCGCCGTCTACTTCATTCGCACTTAATGCGTCGATGGTAGTGTCCGTGGCATCGAAAACCGCCGCTGGCGATGTTAGGCCGAGATCAAGCAACATCAACTTAAGGTTGGCGAGGTTGACTTCGCCGTTGGCAAACAGCTTTCGGGTATGGTTATAGAACGTGATGGTCACGGCCATGGTGTAAGTCCTTCTTCAGAGTTAAGGCAGAATTTCCAGCGGGAAGCTGACGGAGTACAAATCCTCCGAATCGAGCGGCTGGATATCGGGCGGCTGATCGGCGATGAATCGCATCGTGACGGCTGATCCGGTGCGCGGGTGTAGCCAGGTAAACGACAGGACACCACCGCTTGTCGTCGTATCCCAGAATGTAACCAGCGTCTCAACCTGAGCGTTGGTGAGCGCCATGCGCACGCCAATCGGGATGACTGCGGATGTAAAGCGGCGGCGCTGTTTTGCCGGGCCTGCGTCCATCGATGAACGCAGACCCATCTTGCGCATCTGTTCGCTGTAACCGTTCACGAGCGGCGATTGCGGCAAGCTTACCGGCCACGCGGCCATGTTCTATCTCAACGCCAGGGCGCGGCGCGCGCCGAAAGTCTCGGATAGCGCAGCCGCCGTATCGCTGCCCGGCCTGCGCACCTGACGGGCAACCGCCTTGTCGAGAGTGACCTCCAGGGATACGCCGCCGCCCGTCGTGGACGATTCGCGCACGCCGACCTCGGCACCGGCATTGTTGATGATCGTTACTTGCACGCCGCCGCGCGCCTGTTGTCCGGGCGTCTCGATAGTCACGCGCTCGCCGGGCGTTGCCCAGAAATTCACGGGCTGGCTATCCGTGCCGCCCGCACCGCCCACCATAAATGAACCGCCACTGGCGAATGAACTGCCGCCACCCTGCGCGAAGCCGCTAGGCGTCATAGGTGCGCCGCCGAACATGCTGCCGAGCGAACCGACCGCCTTGCCGATGAAGTCTGAGAACAGGTTTCCGGCCGGTTCGGTGATGATCGAGCGCGTGAGGATGCGCAGGATATCCTGTTCCAGGCCGCGCAGCGTCTCACGCAGTCCCTTGCCGCTAACTATTGCGTCCTCGAAGGCGGACGACATGGTAAGGCCGAAGTCGCGCGCGAAGTCCTTGGCCCGCCGCGTCTCGTTGCCAACATCGGACAATGTTTGTTTCGCGCGTTCCAAGGTGCGGAACCAGATCATTGTCGCCTGGGCTTGCGTGAGCGCGCCTTGCTCCACCAATTCGTTCAGACGTTGCTGCAACTCAACCCGTTCTTCATGACCCGTTTGCACGGATTGCAGCAGCGACTCGGCTTCTGCCAGAGATTGAATTGCATTCCTCTGCCGTTCCGTCGCCTCGACAATGGCGAGGATTGACAGGACTCGCTCATCGCCCGTCTTCGAAAGAAGCTTCTGCGTCTCGATGAGCGTCTGTGTCGTCGGGATCAATTCGGAGTCGATGAGAGCCTTGTGTGTCTCCAACTCGATAGTATGACGGCGCACGGCGTCTGCGCCCTGTTCTGTCGCCAGACGAAGGCCGTTGACTTCCGAGAATTGCTGAGCGAGAGACGACGTGGTGGTATTGAGTGCATCCGTAGCATCGCCGGCGCCTGATGTCAGCGTGCCGAAGAGATTTTTTGTTGCAGCCTCAATTGCATCTGTCGCCGCGAGCGCTTCATCTCCGAACGCCTCCCATGTCAGGGCGGCGGCTCCGAGCGTGATGGCGAGCTTGGCGACCACGCCCAGCACTGATCTACTGAGTATTGCATTGAGCAGATTCGTAGCGCGGGCGGCGGCAAGGGTCGCAGTGGTAAAATGCACAATTGCGAGAGCAAGGCCAACAAAGAAGCTGGCGGCCTTCAACGCGATCAGCGTCACGATAGCCGTGCCGATCAGCCGCATGTTATCGGCCACAAACCGGGCCGCCGCAGCAACACCGCGCATGGCGGCGCCGACTGCCTGGCCAAACTCCTTGCCGATACGGCCCGCTTCTTCCATCGACTCGACACTGGCCTCGACCGAGCCCGTGAGTCCATCGATGATCGCGCTATCGAAACCCTTGGAGAACGCGGCCCTCAACAGGGTGAGTTGATCGCCAAGATGTTCGGACGCGGCGAGCATTTCGTCACTGCGCGTGACCAGCGCCACCATTCTAGGATCGAGCTTACCGGCCTCTTCCGCCAACAGGACCATCGCCTGCCCGGCCTGCCGCCCGAACGCGGCTGCGGACAACGCCTGCTTGTCGAAGGCGGACCCGGCATTGTTGATGGCGTCCAGCATGATCCGAAAGCCCTCTTCCGTGCTTCCGGCCGCGAGCAATTGGGTTTTCAATGCCTTATTGGACTTGTCGAGGATCGTTATGAGCGTGCCCGTGCCGGCCCGCAATTCACCGACGCGCTTCGTGAACGCGCCAAGGCCGCTTCCAACCTTCTCTGTCGAGACGCCCGCCAGATCGCCTTCGATCCTGAATCTTTGGAACGCCTCGGTAGATATTTGAAGCTGCTTCGATTGCTTGGCAATGGCATCGCCGGTGTCGATAGCTGCCTGCGCGAATTTGGCGAACTGACGCACGGCAAACGCACCGGCCAGCGCGGCGACGGCACCGCGAAGCTGGCTGAACTGGCGCTGCACCCGTCGCGCAGCCTGCTCAACCCGCTGCATGGCACGGCGCTGCTGTGCCGTCTGCGAATTTATCGCGCGCGTGACCGCTCCAAGATCGCGCTGGAATGCCGCTGATTCCAGTGACATGCTGGCCGTGAGAGAACCGATTGTTGCCATAAGCTAACGGCCTCTATTGAAATTCATGACACAATCTTTAGCGGCCCGGCTTAGCCAGTTTTGCGGCTTCCCGCGCGAGCCCCCGCGCCAGCACCCGGCCCATTTCTTCCAGCGCCTCGCCAGCCTTGGCATCCATCGCCGGGCGCATGAACGGCTTGGCGGCGGAATGCGATGTGCCGAACTCCACAAAGTGAGCCCTGAAGCTGGTCGGCCGCTCGAATCCAATCAGCACAAGACGCGCTGGAACGCCGAACTTGCGTTTGCTCTCAACCTTGATGGCGATGCTGTCCCTAAGCTTGCCGGTTCGCACAGGGACCAGCCTCTTAGCTTCTGCGACGATCACCTTGGCGCCAGCGCGCAACGCCTGATCCCCGACCTTCGAGGCAAGTACAGGTCCAAGCTTCTTCAACAGCACCTCCATTTCCCTGGCGCCTTTGATCGAGAATTCAACCTTGCCCACCATCGCTCTTGCCCTTCCGCTTGATCCGATTTCCGAACGCGGCGAACAACTCTGCCTTGACCCGCCTGGGATCGAGCCCTTCCGGGACTTCCTTCAAACCACCGCGTTGCTCGCTGACCGGCCTGGGCATGAAGTCGGTTGGCGCGAATGGTTCTCTGCGCTTCTTCTGGTCACGATGAACGTTGGCGATGGTAGAGGCGACGATACCGGCACGGTAGAAAGCGGCTTCCTCTCCGAACGGCTCAATGGTCGTGTAGATCATCCATTCGTTCAGTTCGCGCTCGGAGATCGTGTCTTCAAGTTCGGCTACTGTTCGTCCGAGGGCGAGGGCGAGACGGAAGCAGAATCTTCGGCGTCCGTCGCTGCGAAGTTTTTTTCCAGTTCCTCGATATCGCCTTGGGTAAGCCCGGACAACCGTTGCGCCACGGTGACGATGCGCTCCATGGCCGCAGCCGATTTTTTCGACAATGCCGCCACGTCTTCATCCGTGAACAGGCGATTGCCGTTCTCGTCGACGACCGTATGAACGACAAGGCGCTCGCGAACCTGTTTGATCGCGGCCCGATTCCGCTTCAACTCCGGTTCGCCACGGCGCCCCTTAACCTCCATCATGAAGGCCGATTCATACTCTCCGCGCTCCTTCGCCGTCATGCCGACGACGCGGACGGAACCGCCCCATTCAGGAACCGGGACTATCTCGTCGGGAATATCCCGCGCCTCCATGATGGCGTCACGAGTCAGCAGTGCTTTCTTTGCCATGATTGATCTTTCTTTAGAATGAAGCGCCTCGCGGCGATGCTGTTGCTCTAAGCGCTGATCGACGCGGCCCTTGCGACTCGTCTGGCACGCATCGTTTCAGTTAACTCATGCAAAAACGAGGTCGCCACTGGGCTTCAACACGCAGCGCAGCCCGAGCACGTTGTCGATCGCGATATCCGTGATAGACCAGTTGGTCACCAGCGCATTGAAGGTGATGGTCTGGGCCGGACTGTCCGACAAGGTGACGCGGTAGCTGCGGGCATCCTCGGAATCTTTGTCCGTCTTGAGGGCCGCCTGCGTGGTGTCGTCCGGATCGTACTGCATGACGACCTCGATTTCTTGGCCGTCCTTGATCGCTTTCTTGTACTCTCGGGCGGTGCTGGATAGGTTCGTGATGTCGATCAGGCCGCGATCCTGACCAACCGTCCCGATGCTGACGACTTGCGGAAAATTGGTGTAGGTGAGCGGCGAGTCCTCATTGCTGCGGGCAATGGTTGTGCCATCGGCTACATAGACACTCATTTTCAAGGGCCTCCATCTAAGGGCTGCGACGCATCACTGCGTTGCGATCAAAGCGCTGGCCAGACGCTGATTTCTGTGGCCGTTCCCTTGCGGGAATTCAGGTGCGGGTAATGGGCGTCCGCTTTTCGGTGCGCTCCGTGCCGGTGTCGAGATTGCGGTAGCGGCGGCGGCCTTTGTCGGCGAGCGTGGTTATATCGACCTCGCGCGGCGCGCTTTTCTCCGGCTCCGCTTGGTCTGTCGCCGCCGGATCGGACGCACCCATCACGGAACCATTCGCCGTGATCACGCCTTCCGGCCCATCCTCGCTGACGCGCGAAATGTTAGCGCCGTCCAGGCCGGATAATTCCAGCGCACGGTGCCCGTTCTTTGCACGGATCAGCAGCACGGTCTCCGGCGGTGTGCCGGTGGACGATACGAAATAAAGGGCCATGGGATCACTCCGAATGGGTAAGTCGATAATCCTGGGTCACGCGGAACAGTTCGGTATCTTCCTCGAACAGATCGCGCTCGTTGTCGAGCCGGACAACGACGGTGCGCAGCGATGCCGGCGAATTTCCATCCGACAACTTGCCGATAAAGCCGTTGAACGAATTACGGATCGCAGCGGCCAGGGCCTGAGCAGTCGTGTAAGTATCCGCCCACGAATCGTATTGAATGCGGGCCATGCCGAAACCGGCCGCACCGCCCAGCGCCTGCAAACGCGGGCCGGATATCCGCTGAAACGTCACGTATGGTTTCGTCGGGTTCTGCGGCGCCATCAACGGATAGATACGCGTTCCGACCAGCCCATTGACCGCGCCATTCGCCACAAGCCGGGCGCGTAATTCAGCCTCGACCGTCATTACGTGATATCCGCCGGGTTGAGAGCTTCAACCGACAATTCCAGCCATCCCTGACGATAGTTGTCAGCGATACCCATGACCCCGTAAGTGACGCCATCATCAACGACGCGCATTTTTTCATTGATCCCGGAAAGCCAACGCATGCGGTAAACCGCCGTGCGCGTGGCGAGCGTTTGCTCGGATGTGAACCGCTCGGAACCGCGAACATCCCGGCGTGCCGCCAAAACAGAGGCAAACGTCAACCAACTTTGGATCGGCTGTCCGGACGCATCCTGCGTCGTCGTGGCGGATTGGATAACGATTGAATGATCCAGCGTGCCGATACGCATGCTCAGACCCACACGCGATACGGAGCGAGCAGCGCATCTGCCGCCCTCGGTATTTCCGCAACGGACTGCCCGATCACAACCGATTGCCTGTTTTCGTACAGATCGCCGATCATGATCTTCAGCGCCGCCGTAATCGAGGCCGGCACGTCGGCCGGGTTGCTGCCGTAGCCGCAAACGATCCTCACTGTCACGGCGCCGGGCTGATCCCGCGTGGTAGGCCATATCTCGTCATAGGCCAGATCGGCGCGAGGGCGCCAGTGCTTGCCGGCGCTCAAGACATACTTGGCGGACGACAGGGTTTGTTGTGTGCCGTTGTCGTCGATATAGGTGATGGACGTAATAGACTGGACCGGCGGCAATGGCAGAGAAATGTAATCGGCGGCGGGGAATCGATCCAACGTCAGATCCCAAATGGCGGTTATCAACTGCCTGCCAAGCCAGCCGTCTCGCCCATCGATATGCTGGCGCGCGGCGACGATCAACTGGTCAATGAGGGCATCTTCAACGGCGTGCGTAACGCGCAGGTGATCTTTTGCTTCCTGCAGCGAGATCGGCTCTATGCCCGGTGCGGTAACGAGAGAGAGTGTCATGCGACGTTTGACCTCAAGACGTAGCGTTCCCCGGATACCGCCGCGACAACCGTGCCGGTTCCAACCCACTCAATGAAGTGACGGCCTTCCTGGGCATAGGTGAAGTCGGACTCGAAGGTGCCCGTAACATCGTTGGTTATCGTGGCCGGGCTATCCGCTGTACTGCGCGTGACCACCGTGCCGTTCGGCTGCCTGATTTTCAGTGTTACCGTGGTCGGATTGGCCGCGACGGCAGGACTGTCGTTGTTCGTGAAGTTCGCCTTCAACGTCTCGCCGTCGCCGATATCGCGTAACTCAGTGGTCATGCCGCTTCTCCGCTAAGTCGCCCGCTTTCCACCGCGCCTGTCGTCCTGCCGCCCAGGCTTGCATTCGCCTTCCGGCCACCCGTGACCGCGCCAGATGATGCACCGGCCATGACCGCGGCAGAGAGCCGACCGCTTTCAGCCGCCGTGCCCATTGTTATCGCGAGTAAGGTAGGCGCGAACGCAATGGTTTCCGTTTCCGCGAGCGGAATGACAATCCTGGACCCGGCCGCGACAGACGGCGCGATAGAAGCCGTTTCTGTTTCCGCCAGCGGAACGGCAATGTTCGCACCGGCAAGTATCTCGACCGTAGGCGCGAAAGCGGCCGCCACCGTTTCGGCCAGCGGAGCCACCACGCGGACACCCGCCGCGACTGACGGTGCAAATGCAGCCGCCACCGTTGCAGCCAAAGGCACAGCAATGCCGGAGCCCGCCACGATATTCGGGGCAAGCGCATCCGCCTGTGTAGCGGCAAGAGGCACCGTGACGGCTGCCCCGGCGGCAACCGCAGGTGCCAAGGCACCAGCCTCGGTTTCCCCCAGTGGTACGGCGATACGAGCGCCTACCACCACCGCTGGTACAAGAGCGTCCGCCTCGGTAGCGGCCAGCGGGACGACAATGCTGGCGCCAGCCGATACACTTGGCGCCAGTGCGCTTGTTTCCGTCTCCGCAAGCGGCACAGCGATAACCGCCCCGGCGCCGGCTTCGACCGTGGGCGCCAGCGCACTCGTGGCGGTTTGCGCCAACGGGACTGCAACGTTGGCCCCTACCACGATGGCAGGCGCAAGAGCCTGTGCCACGGTTTCGGCCAAGGCAACTGCAATACTGGCCCCGGCCGCAACCATTGGCGCCAGCGCATCCACCACCGTCCCGGCCAGTGGCGCCGCCACGTTCACGCCAGCCGCCACTGCTGGCGCTAAAGCCGATGTCTCCGTTCTTGCTATAGGGACAGTGACAAGGGGGCCCGCATCGAAGAACTCGAACGCGCCGCCATCGAAAAACTCGATTGTGCCGCCATCGAAGAACTCAATGATGGCGCCGGCGGCAATCATTTCAACCGCTGGCGCTAGCGCACTTGTCACCGTCGCTGCGAGCGGCACCGCAATATTGACAGCGGAACCAGCCGCTACAGCAGGCGCTAGGGCCGATGCTTCGGTTTGCGCCAACGGCACGGCAACAGCGGCGCCTGCCGCCACCGCCGGAGCAAGCGCAGACGTTTCCGTCGCGGCTAGTGGCACGGTAGTACTGGCGCCTGTTGCGATAGACGGCGCGAGTGCCTCGGCTTTGGTCCCGGCCAGAGGAATTGTTATTTTCGCGCCCGCCGCAATGCCGGGTGCCAGGGCGCCAGCCTCGGTGGAGGCCAGCGGAACGACTATGCTTACGCCGGGTGCTTCCGGCTCAGCGAACTGGACAACCTCGAAGGCATAGGCGCTCGCCAGCGATCCGGTGATGCGCCGGGAAGCCCGCACCGTCGTATCGGCGGCGAAGGTGAAGCCGAGAAGCAGGCCGGGGGCGTCGCCGCCCGTCGTCGTATTCGCGTGGCCCATGGTCAGGCTCATGTTCGAGCCTGGATTGATCACCGAGCGCGCCTGGTCGATGGCCGTGATCGTCGTGTCGTCGGCCGTCTCGCCGCTGCCGATCGTCGGCTGCGCCCGCTGCACGGTCCACTCGTCGTTGGCGCACGTGACGACGAACATCCTGGTATTCATGAAGTGTACGCCCGGCGCTCCGCCGCCGACCCGCTGGAATTGCAGATTCGTCGAACTGGTCAGCGCCCACCACATGGCGCCGTCGACCGGATCGTCGTCGTTGTTGCCCGCCGCGTAGCCGCCGACGATGAACGTCTTGGCCATATCGACGGAGCTGATCGTCTGATTGTGCGCAGTGGAGCCCTGCGAGATGGCGTCGTTGACCAGATCGACGGCTTGAACCGAGAACTCCGTGCCGATGCACTCGACCACGTAGAACCGCCCGGTCGTCGTCTGGATGGTCGAGGACAAGAATCGTCCGAACGTGATTTCCGTATCGGACGTGAACCTGGCGCTGATGCAGGCCCGGTCGAACCAGAAGCCGCTGGTCGTGGCCATCCGTTCGGAATGGACGATGAATGCCTTGGCCTGATCGACGGCGGAGATCGCCGCCGTGCCGCTCACCTGGCCGGAGGTGATGGTATAGGTGCCCTGCTGGACGTTGACCTTGGTCAAGTCCCATTCGACGACAAATATCTCAACCTGGACGTCGTCGCCGTTCAGAAGCTGGGCATTGACCCGCGCCGTGCCCGCGTTGTCGTCGAACCAGACTTCCGGCAGGATATTGCCGTTGACCGCGGCGACCGCTGCGCCCGCCTCACGGATGGAAAAGGAATGCGTGCAGGCGGCCGGGTCCTGGCCCTTGGTCAGATTGACCGCCGCCGGATTCGTCCCCGCCGAGAGCGTCAGCGTGACGTGCTCGATGGATTTCTGCAGCGCGGGCATTTACGAAACCGCCGCCATGTTCTGCATACGGCGAACCTCGCGCAGGCACTCCCAGGCAAACCCGCCTGATATTTCGTCGGTCGTGTACTGGCACCACGCCAGCTTTCTTGCCCACGCCATGCGATCCGGCCGCGCACATTCATCCCAATCGTATGCAGCGATACCCCAAACCATCGAGCCGCGATCCCGCGCGATGGTCGGCACCCCCGCCAGAACCGAATCAACCCCGGCCCCACTGTTGAACGTCACGGCCAAAGCCGCCCTCTTCAGCGCATCTTCGAGCGTTCCGCCGAGTGGCACGGCACCATGCGGCAAAGGCTGATCTGCATCTCGCGGGTGCGGCCGGAACATCACCGGCAGTTTCCAATCGAAGCAACAGTTCAGCACCGCCGTCAGATAGAAGTCGTCCATGTTCACGCCAGCCAAGCTGGCATCGCCGCGAACTTGTCCCATCAGCAACGCATAATCGCCGTCTTTGCGCCCATTGCGCCACGGCTTCATCATGTGGCCGAAGTGCTTTTGCCAGCGTCCACCGCCGTCCCGCGCATCCGGGAACTTGGCGCGACCATTGAGCCCGTCGAAGCCTAGTGAAGTCCACTCGCGGCGCATCGCGATATCGCCGATATAGCCGCGCTCCATGACAAGGTAGTGTGCACCGGCCTCGCGCTGCATCGCGTGCAGTTCCGTGTCGCGGTGGTTCCAGACAATAGCTAGATCGGAAACCCGCCAGTCGCCCTTGCGCCGTTCCTCGGGCGCCAACCCGTGGGCACGCAGCCCGGCCAGCATGGCATCTTCAACCGGCGCCGCCCATGGCGTGTCGGCTCGGTAGAGAACGATGTCTAGGGACATTTGTGCTGCAATTGAAAGACCAGACCGAACCCAAACCCGCGCTTAGGCCCAACGATCTCTCGTGTTTTATAGCGGTCCCGAATTTCATTCCAAAGCCGGGGCACTTCAACCTGATACCGATAGGCTGGCTTTGTTCCGGCCTCCCAGTCGATATCGTGAAACGCAATGATCGGCGCCAACAGCCGGTAGAATTCCCAATCCAACCGCACCGCCTCGTATCTATGATCGGCGTCGATGACACAGGCGTCGAAGGGTGTCAGCGTCAAAATAGCGGCACGGACACTGGCCGAATGACTGTCGCCAAATATAACGTGCCCACCGAATTTCTCGACGACGCTTTTCAGCTTTTCCGCCGAGTCTAGCTGCCCCCATGCCGCGCCCGGCATATCAACGGCGACCCCAAACGATCCAGGCCCAAGTCCGGCCATGACGTGAGCAAAAAAGACGCCGCTCCGTGCGCCGATTTCCAGATAGCGCTTGACGCCCGCCTGCCGGAATTCGCTTACAAGCTCGTCGAGTTCCCATTGACCGGATTTCCGTCCGTCCGGAAGCGTGTTGGTCAATGCCAGTACTCCCCGATGAACGGATATTCTTTCTGCATCTGCGGCATGGCGGGCGAGCGCGGACCGTTGAAAAACACGACGCGCGCCCGTCCCGGATCAGGCACGGCACGAACGGACACTATGTCGCCACCCCACGGCCACACGGATTCACCATTGCCGAGCACAAGTGTCAGCCAGGATTGATCGTCTACGGCAAGGCCCACCGCAGCGAACTGCCCGGGCGACGCGTCCAGATCGAATTGCTCCCATACTTGCGGCCGGGCGCCGGCATCGAGCAGCACGAACGACATGTTGTAGCGGCTGTATGGCCTGCCCGCCTGGTGGTACAGGCGCGGCTCCCAGGACTTGAAGTCTCCGGCGCCTTCTAGCAGCGGGTCCAGGTCGCGCAAGATCACGCAGTCGAGATCCATCAGCAATATCCGGTTCCCCAGCCACGCGCCCGCTTCCGGGTGAAAGATCACGAGGCGTCGAAACCAGCCTGGAACGTCATCGCGCAGCACCACATCCGCGTGCGGCTGAGGCACGACACGCACGCGCGGGTCGATCCCGTCCGGCATATCCGTCACGCAGACCAGTTCATGCGGCTGCTTCAGGTGCCGCTCCAACATCGAACGCAGCCGGTTGACGTAATCCGCTGAATAAACGAACAGGTGGTTGTGGCGGCCGTCTTTCTCATGCCACAAAAACGTCACCACCGTCAGCATGCCAGCACCGTCGTTGCGTTAAACTCAACCGCCTGCGTCATGTCCAATACGAGCACCGGCGCACTGCGGCGCGTCATCACGTCAAGCGCGCGATTCACGTCGTCAATCGCAGCCAGCGTGTCATAAACCCGCCCCGGCTTGTGGGGTCGCTCTGCTAGCCGTTGCTCTATGACCTCGACCGGGGCCAAGCAAAACACGCAAACATCCGGCAAAGGGGCTCGCTCGATATAACCGCAAGGCGCACCAATCGCCCGTTGCAGCGGCATGTGTGCATCGACCGCAAGGCCGATCGAGCAGATCGACTGAATGGCGGTCGCACGGCGCAGCGATATCTTAACCACCTCCCGCCACTGAGGCGAGCCGTCTAGATCATCGAGCCACCCAGTATCGGCGGCCGCCTTGTTCGACTCTGCCAGTGACCGCAGCGCCCCGCCTTGCAACACGCGGGAGCCGAGCGCTTCGAGCAGTGTCGTTTTACCGACGCCCGGCGCGCCGCAGACCTGAGCCAGCTTCACCTACAGGTCACCACGCAGGCATACTCCTTCGGGCGTGTGGCAAATGGCTTGATCGCGAATCGCGACTCCAGTTTGTCTTGCCACCACTCGCCGCCATGCACGGACAGGTGCGGATTGCGCCCGTCCGGCAACCGGTGGCTAAGCGCGTACTTCGTAGCGATCCCGATCAATCCAACCCGGCGTACCAGCGAGGCGAGATGATCCAGCACATTATCGACAAAATCCGGCTCGACATGCTCCAGCACGTCATTGCAGATCACGAAATCAGCCGCCACTGGCAACCCGTCCTTACCCTGGATCGCGGGGTCGTACTCGGCTACCGAGATATCGGTAAACTTCGCCAAGGCCACCGCGAACGTGCCCTTGCCGCAACCGTAGTCGAGCGCATCCTTGCAGCCATGCTCAGCGATGAGCTTGGCCGCTTTCTGCGCCCATCGAAACGATTCCGCGCCGAAGTCCGCGGCCCTGTGCATCAGCCGATTCTGCTCGACGTAGGAATGCGAGATCAGGGCTCGCCCGTCCCAGTTCACAGCGGCACCATCAAAAAAGATGCATGCGACCCGTTGAGCAGCGCCACGTCCGACCTGTCCTTACTGCGTCCGCCGTTCAGCTTCGTCTCGGCCACAAGAGGCAGCGCCGCGAAGCGCACGCCCAGCATGGTAAAGTGGTAACGCGGATCGCCAATGATCTGGTCGTCGGTCAGCGCGACCGGGCGGACAGTGCGGTGATAGCCCGCCGCCGCGAGGTCGATGCCCGGCACAATGTCTTTGATGCCAGCGGCGCCGAACTTCCGGCGCGCGGCACTATCGAGGATGATATCTATATCGTTCGACTCGCGGAGCCCGCAGGCTTCGAACACCCCGCCCGAGATCACGCACGCTTGCCGCCGGTCGATACCGTTCTCGGCGCACCAGGCCCGCAGCCTGTGTAATCTGTCATAATAGGCCGGGCGCAATGGGAACGGCCGCCGGTGGACGTGCGCAAGACTCACCGGTTGGAGCAGATCGAGCAGATAAGCCGCCTCAGCCTCGCCGTCCGCCGCATGAACGTTGAGGTACATCTTCGTTCCGACTACCCGCGCCGGGTAAGCCTCCCGCAGAGCCACCTTCATCGCATCGCACGCTTGGCCGAGCGCTCCGTTGCGCGGGCGTGCGATAATGGCTCGTAGGCGAAACCCATGCGGCTCCAGTAGTCGGAGCCGGTCACGGTTGGGGTTGATGTAACTCCGCTCCCGAGCATCAGGATGCATCGCAATCGATTTGAGCATGTAGACGTCGCAGTTGAACGACCAGAACGTCTCATGACTCGCAAAGGCCAGGTCTATGCGCCGGTCGATCTCGAACCGCTCGGCGATCATCGCCTCCATCGCGCCCCAGTGTTGCCGCACTGCCGACCAGAGCAGGAACACGCCAGGCGTCACAACAGCGCCCGCACCGACGATGGATACTCGCCCTCGTACCTAGCCACCGGAATCCGGCGCTGGTAGATGCGCTGGAAATGCGGGATCGACTGCCAGTCTGACGGCCATTGGCAAGTCGCCGACTCCAACGACTTCCTCGCCCATTTGAAATGCAGGAATGCCGGCCGGTGATCGAAGGCGTCGTCTGCATCGGGCACGCCCTGCAAATTCTGCGTCAGTGGTCCCTGCCTGTAGCCTACGCCGGGACCGACCCTGTAAACACCGTTTGTCCGGCACAGCGGATGGCAGCCGACATGCATCAGATCGTCGCCCACAATATCCCGACCCTCAAAGCGGATGCGGTCGCGGCCTTCGTTCATCAGCTTGCGGATTGCCAAGCCGGGCCAGTCCATCATGATCATGTCGCCGTCGAGCTTCACGGCATGCGAGAATGTTGCTTTGTCCTGCGTGAAATTGTAGTAAGCCGCGCTCGATCTTGGATCATGCGCGCTGATCGCGTCATGACCCGGTCCCATCGGATAAATTTCGTAGTCGTAGCGATACACCCGCACCATGTCGGGATGTTCGCTTGCAAACTTCGCGACGATCTGCGGTGTACGGTCGGAACAACAGTTGGTCACCACAATCAATTCGTCACACCAGCCGACGAAGGAGTCCAGCGCCAATACACACCAGACCTCTTCATTGCGCAGGCGAACGAGACCGGAGAGGCCGGGTATGCGCTGTGCCATTATGTCGGTGAAACTTGCTCTGTCGTGGCGGCATGACGCGCCTTCAGGGTTGCACTGATTTTGGCGCAAGTTTCCGGCGAGGGAGTCTTGCCCTCCAAGACGGCGCTGATTTTGGCCCGCGCCTCGTCCGTATGACGGTACCCGAGCGTTCTTTGATTACCCTCCAGGGCGGCGCTCATCTTGGCCCGCGTTTCCGGCGAGAGAACACGGCCCTTTAGTGCCGCACTGATTTTTGCACGCGTTTCCGGCGAAAAGGACTTGCCGAGCCGATGTTGGTTGCCCATCCCGGCAGCACTCATTTTGGCGCGGGCCAGTTCACTGTGGGTCGTGCCCGGATTAGCGACGTGCCATGCTTTAGTGGCAGCGCTCATCTTAGCGCGTGTTTCCTCACTGTGAATCTTGCCCTTCTGCGCAACGCTCAATTTAGCGCGGTGCTCAGGCGATATGGTCCGGCCCTTCATGGCGGTGCTCATCTTGGCGCAATGCTCGGGCAAGAGGGTCTTACCCTTATGAGCGGCACTGATCTTCGCGCGGTGCTCAAGCGAGATGGCCTTACCCTTCTGAGCAGCGCCGACCTTGGCACGCGCTTCCTCGCTCATGCCACTCGGCCCCTCGCCGCCATCTGTCAGATTAGCAAGAGACCCGGTGCCCAGGTCCTTCCGCCCATACTTCGCAATCAGTTCCACTTCCAGTGCGAATGCCTCCGCCTCCGACAACCCGCCCTTCGCAATTCTCACTTCGGCTTCCCGGCCAAGCCCGGTCAATTTGTTCAGAATTTTCTCGTGCAGCCTATTCCTGGGGAACACTGCCGAGCGGTTCCCGTGGCCTTTGCCGACATAGAAACACTCTCCGGTATCTGGCCGATGGTGCTCATACACGTAGAAAATCGCATTACCGCTCATGCGTTATCCCTGATCACATTCACTACACGCTCATGAAACACCAGGGTCGCCGCTCGGCACTCCCGAAGCGCACCCTGGTACACCGTAGCGCCCCGCGCCAATCGCTCCCAGTCGCCTCCGCGCCTGACGCTCATCGCTGGCGGATGGCGAAACCCGTAGAACTTGCTGCTGTACGGCACAGCCACTACGCGGCGACCGAGCAGGATGGCCCAGAAGCATCCGTGATAACTGTCGGTAACAATTGTCTCGGCGCTCGCCAGAAACTCGACAATTGCCGCCATCGGCTGATCGTTCATCATCGTCGGCAAACCAGAAACGCCAACCGGATACCGCGACCGGATCGACGGGTTGGCATTCAAGAATAGCACCGCCTCGCGCGTCGGGGGCGGCGGATCATCGAGTAACGGCGACATGCAGGAAGAACACGGCGCATAGAGCCCAGCCGCCTCGCGTTCCGGAGACCAGTCCCGCACCCCCATAATATCCACGCCTTCCGGATCAGTCCAAGGCTCTGTTTCGCCGTGACGACTCGACCCCGCCCCCCAGATGACCTTGGGCACGTCGGGCAGGCCGGCCCGGCCATGAAGCCAGTTCACCATCGCGCCGCCCCCGTAGACCACCACGGAGCCCGCTGGCCGGTCGCTATAGTCCAACACCTCATGCTGGCCGAAGTCGAAGTAGTTGGCGGGACAGGCCGCCATGTCGCCCGTGTTGCGGGGATCGCGGATGTGGACGAAGGAAAACATCAACTATTCGATGGCTTCCGCCCACCGCTTCCCATATTCGGCGGGTTGGGCGGCGGGCTTGACGGTGGACGGCCATCGGCGCGCGGGTGGTAGCCTTCACCCGGCCGCCTTGGAACGTCCGTATCATCCATTGCGATTTCTAGTCCTGTCGATGCAGCCCATGCCCCGAGCACGAATATCTTGGCTGCTAGCCAATGGCGGAAGTTCAGCGCTCGAAGGCCAGTCACGGTGATCGTCACATATTCACGTGACAACTTGGCCGCATTTATTGTCATCGCCATCACAAAGCCTCTTCCAGCTTTAACTTAGGAAACATGTCCAAGGCCGTGTCCCTGCTACAGTTTATGACCTCAACGCCAGCCTTCGCAAGATCGGGAACCATGGTCGCGAACTTCGCCCGCCATTCCTGCAGCTGGACCTCACCCGGATTCCGGCCGGCATGATCCTCGTGCCAGTGCTTTTCTCCGTTCGGCCCGAACTTCATATCGTAGCCGAGCAGGATAATGCGACTGGCCCCTAGAAGCACCGCGAGGTTCACGCCCTGGTAGCCTGAGTTGGACCCCGTGCATAGGTACTCGGGATCGAAGCTCAGCCCGGTGTTGGTCCCATCATGATGGTACTTCAGGACGTGAACATCGCGGAATTCGATTGCCTCCAGGCAGACCTTTAGCCCCCTGAACCCGGGGGCGTTCTGCGCCTCCCGCCACCATGTGGCGTCGGCCCCGTAGAGGGCGTCGGCCCACTTGGCTCGCTCGAAGGTCCGGTTGACGACGATGACTCGGCATCTTCCTTCGTCTCGGGCGCGTCGGACGTACTCAACGTCTCTGTCACTGAGGCTGGGGCCGGAGGCCATGCAGACGGCGGTTTGCCCTTCCCAGAGTCGGGGGACGCGCCATGGCCCCCCTTTGTAGGAGGGGCTGGCGGGGCCTTGAGAACGATCTTCGGGGCACCAACGAACTCGGTCGCCCTGTTGCGCCTGATCCAGCGCCGGGCGGAGGCGGTGGATAGCTCCACCACCTCCCCGGCCCGGAAGGACTGTTCGACGCGGCCGAGATGATCGCGAATCTCCGTGTCCTCGGCGAACATGACTTTCATCACACCACCTCCGCGACCGATGCCAGATTGTGAGCGGAACCGACGCCGATCTTCGGAAACACGCCGAACGCCACGGCTCCAACGTCCGAAGTCGCATTCTCCGGCGACGACGAATCGGCAATCGTCACCGACAGCTTGACGAAACGGTAGCCGTTGGCGGCGTCGAGATCATCGGCCCGAAGATCCAGCTTAACCTGCTGGTTGGACTCGGCGGGCGAGTTCGCCTGGGCGAATGTCGCCGTGGTCGCCCCGGATACATCCTTGTAGATGCCACCGGCGGTCGTGGCCTGCGTCCACTTCATGACCACGCTTCCATCGGTCCCGAGATCGCCGATCATCAACACGCCCATGGCGCAATGCCATTTTGACATGTCGATCGCATCGCTCAACTGCGCGCCCGGCGCGTAAGCATCCGGGTCCACAGTCCCAACGAGGCCGACGACTTCCGAGGGCAGCATGTTGGCGACAAGGACGCCCTTGAAGCCCAGCAGCAACGATGCCGAGTCGGCGCCGGCCGTGGTCAGCGTCCGCACCATCTTGACGTAGCGATGGCCTTCCGTCAGTTCCGAACGCCGGAGATTGATCAGCGCTTGCTTGTCGCTGTCATCGGGTGACGCTTCGGTAAGCTGGGTAATCGCCTTGCCGACGATATCCGAGCCGCCGGACGCCGCCGTGTTGGACTGAAGCTTGAGATCGTACTTGCCGGTGGAGACGATGGTGCCGACCAGGCCGACGGCAAGCAAGGACTCGTAATCGGACATGTCGGCATAACCGCTCGACACCCCGGCAGCGGTATAAGCGTCGGGATCGATAGCAGCGACGCAATCGATGACCTCGCTCGGCAGTAGATTCGTGAACATAGATTTCTCCTTTCAAGGAAAGGGGGCAGCCCCGAAAGGCCGCCCCACTGCCTAACGCTAGCCGCGCGCTGCCAAACTGACGAAGCACGACAGGGTATTGGACCCGTTCGCCGGCGTGATCGCCGAGCCCCACCACGGCAAGCCCGCCATCCGCATGATAAACCGGAAGGCCAGCGTGTCGTAATCGAACCACAGGTGCATGGACACGTCCTGCCGAATGCCTCCGGTCTTCATGGCGGTCATGTACTTGGTCAGATCGGCGAGGATGATATCGCCGGCATCGCCGAGCGTCTTACAAGCTTCGACCGGAACGACCGGGCGGCCCTTGAGAGTCGCGAACGGTGAGGCCGACAAACCGCCCGCCGGCATGTAGAGAGGCGCCGTCGGGTTGGTTCCCGGCATTTGCAGATAATCGAGTTGCGGCTCGACGTCCTGGTTGATCAGCCAGATCGCATTCGAACGGCTGGGCGCATACATGCGCGCCCACATGTTCGTAATGTTCTGCGCCAGAACGGTATCGGCCACCTGGCCTGATTCCTTGGCAACTTCCACCAAGGCATCGGACGCAAGAATGCCCTTCGGCTGGCCGGCGCCAGTGCCATTGATGATGGCGTTCTGGATCTTGTAATCGAACTTCTCGGGCGCCTTCCGGTTGATGTAGGTGGAAAGCGCCGACGCATCTTCCATCAGTTCCTCGGTGACTGGAACCAGTGCCGTGAGCTTGTTCAGGCGGATCGTGGTTTGATCCAAGGCGACCTTGGACTGCGCGATCTGCGATCCTTCACCTTCCCAGAACGCCTGGATACCGCCGGTCGATTGCCACGGCGTTGTTTCGTCCTTCGGCAACGTAATCGAGTTGGACGCGGACGTGAGTTGGTCGGTACGGGCCAGCAGGCTATCGACGCCCATGACCTTTGCCGTAATCGCGGTACGGAAATCCGGCGGAACCGCAAATCCACCGTCCGCCCCCGTCCCCTCGGTCGAAGTCGTGGTCGGCGCATTCATCGTGAGGCGGGGATCGATGCTCCCCGGAGCCGCACGAACAGCGTTCTTGACGGACTGGGCGAACTCCCCAAACGACCGGAAGCCATGGGTGCCGGCAGTGCTTGGATCACGTGGTGTCGGCGCGATCTTGCGACGCCGGGGCGGACGATTTCCCGCGCCGCCGTCACCCTGATCCACGATATCATCGGGATCGGTTTTCCTGCCCTGCGGGTCCGCGACTCGGGCCTCGGTCTCCGCGATCTTCTCGCGGCGATCGATCTCCGCTTCCACGAATTCAAAGCGCGCGAAAATCTTCTCGATCTCCGCGTCCTCTTCCTCGGACAAGCCGCGCTTCTCGGCATCGGCCGTGGCCTGCAATGTCTTGGCCTGGACGGAGAGCGTGACAAGCTCGTCGCGCAGTTCCTCGATCCGGGAGCCGTCGTTGAAAATCAGGGTGCGGATGCTGGCGTTCTCAAGCAGATACGCCTCAAGCTCCACCATTTTGTTGGTGATAGTCATGACAATCTCCATCTAAGGATAGCCGGCGCTTCACAGCGCGGGCGTCGTATGTTCAGGCGGTTTCGCGCCCGTGATTGCGCTTTAACAGGCGCGTTTCCATGAGGGATACAGCCGGGTGGGCATGCCCCTCCTGGTATTCTGATTCGGCTTGTTCCGCCGCCTGAATAAGAGATTCTGGCACGTGGCGGAAATTTGCCTTCATTGCCAACAGGTCGTGTCTGGCGAGTGCGGCCATTTCGACCTGTTCTGTGATTACATCGGCGAGACCGGCATCGACTGCCTCCTTGGCGTCAAACCACGTCTCATTGTCCATCCATTCGCGAAGCTGCTCTTCCGACGAAGAAGATCGGTCCACGTAAGCCGACAGAATGCTTTCCTTGTACCGAACCAGCAATTCAATCGCCTTGCGGTGGTCATCTTCATCGCCGATGGTCAAGCCCCACGGACGGTGGATCATCATCAGCGCGTTGCCGGCGATATGGATTTCATCGCCGGCCATAGCGATCACCGACGCGATCGAGGCAGCAAGACCGTCGATCTGGACCACCTTCCGTGCCTTGTGGCGCTTCAGGACGTTAAATATCCCCACGCCATCAACCACGGCGCCGCCGGGCGAGTTGATAAAGATATTGAGCGTGGTCACATTGCCGATGGCTTTCAGGTCATCCTTGAACTGACTGGCCGTCGTGCCATCCCATCCATCGCCGATAACGTCGTACAAGTAGACCTCTCCGGTCTTGTCCTGGGCCTTGATTTCATAGGGCCGCTCCCGGTTCGCGGGGCGGAGCGGAATGACGGGACCGTTGAACATGGCGGTCACCTCCTGATCAATGTTGTCAGTGTTTTCGCGATTTCATCGGCGCGCGACTCTGGATCGAATGATTCTCCCGCGATCAGTAGTGCAGTTTCCTCGTCGAGCCACGTTTTCAGCGCCCCAGCAAGAATTACATTGTCAGCCTTGACCTTCAGCGTCTTGAGTACATCCGTAATCAAGGTTCCAACATATCGACCATGTCTTTCGCCATCGGCCGCGAGTATCTCGGCGCGGTCCTCTAACGGCTCCGCTTTGATAGCCCTTCGTCTTTGCGCCTTGAGAGCCGCCATGCGGAACAAAGCAAAAGCTGCATCGTCGGCGGGTTCGGCAACGGGAGCATCAGTGCCGATCTTCTCAAGAGTCGTCATGTTGACCTGGACGGTGTACTTGTCGCCGTCTGGGCCGATGGTGTTGAAGCCGCGACGCTTTCTCGCCTCGTTACGGTTGATGATGCCGTTCTGCACAAGGATGGAATCCGTTTCGGCCTTGGACTTGGCATTGCCTTCCGCCGCCCAGTCGAGATCGAGACGGGCGCGAATGGCGGGCCATGGGCGCAACAGTTTCCGGTTGACCTCTTGTGCCGCCCGCTCCGCCCACGGCGTCAGCGCATCGCGGACAAATTCAATGGATTGTTCTTCAATATTGCTGAATGTCGCGCGCAGCAGATGCGCCACCTTGTGCGGCGGGACTCCGAAGATCCGGCACACTTCCTCGATGAGCAGGAACCTCGTCTCGATGAACTGGGCCTTCTCCGGCTCGGTGCCGAAGCTATGATACTTCGGCCCATTATCGAGAACCAGCAGGCCCCACGCCTTGTCCGATCCTTTATGGCCACCTTCGATAGCTTCCTTCACCGACGTGCGGGTCTCTTTGTTTAGGTTTTGATCGAACGACAGCATCCCGCCAAGCTGCGTGTTGTTGTGGTAGAACGACTGCCCGAATCTTTCCGCGGCGGCGGAGTGGGCCAGCGTCCGCGCGGCCATTGTTACGGTATCGAATCCAGATAGCCCATCCACGCCGGGGCCATGGACATGGAAGACCTCTTCGCTATAGTCCAGAACCGTCTCGCCGTCGGCTCGGTTTCTCACCACCAGGACAAGGCGGTTATCGCTTTCACGTTCCAGCGTGCATCGCTCCGGCGCCAACGGCCACAACGCAACCGGCCTGCCGCCACGATCCTTCTCTATCTCCGCGTAAAAGTTACCCCAGACCAACGCCTGAATGTACATGGCCTCCATGAAATTGAAGGCGCCCGTTTCCGTATTCGGACTGTCGTTCAGCAACCGATATGTCGTCAGTTGCCGGCGCGGGATACGATCTCCATTGTCGCGCTCTAGAAAGACTTCCCAATCGCACGAGGCCAGCGCCTTCGATATGACGGTCACGCACGCCCAAACGGCCGAGAGTTGCAGGGCATCGTCCGGCGTCATACGGATACCGCCGAGATGCTTGCTCGGCAGCCAGATTACGCGCTCGCCGGAAAATTCCGGGTTGGGCTGCGTCCGGCGCGCGGCAAGCAATGTACGAAGGCCGGACAAGAGCCCCATTCATATCCTCCGGTTCAGGCCCACATCACGAAGGGCTCTATCGGCTTTTCCTGATTCAACATCGCCAGCCGCACGGCCATAGCCAATGCAACGACGCCATCAATCCGCCCCGTCGCCTTGCGCTTGGTGAACTTGCGGTTGCCTGCAGCATCCTCTTCCAACACCGCACTCGCGACGTTCCAGCGCAGCACCGGATTGATGTGGACCCTCAGCGTCCCGTTCAGAATTACTTCCTCGATAGCCTCGACGGCCGGGCTCATGTCCTTGAACCCCTGCCCGCATTCGACAAGGTTCAGGTCTACCCCCTGCTCGTCGAGATCGGCTTTCAGGTTTTCGATGCGCCAGCGGTCATAGGCCGTTTCGGCGATCTCGACTTCTGCTGATCGCTCACCCAGGCGCTTCACGACGTGCGCGTAATCGATGACCTTGCCCGGTATCGCGTGCAGATGACCATCTTGAGCCCATTTCAGATACGGCGCCCGGTCTTGATCTTCGCGTTCCTTCAGCGTGTCCTTGGGAGTCCAGAACTCGACAAAGGCGTCAAGCGTGCCGTCATCGTTGGGGAAGACCTCGGCATAGGCAGTCAAGTCCCGCCTACCGGACAGGTCCAGCGCGCCGTAGCACTTCCTGCCCCGGAACGCCTCCCGGTCCAGCTCGCGTTCGCACGCGACCCATGCGTCATGACCGATCCATGCGGACTCGGCGTCCGTCCACCGACAGAAATTGAGCCGTAGCACGAGATTCTGTTTCGACGGCATCCCCAGCGCGTGACGGACCTGTTCCTCCAGGTACTTGGGCTGGAACGTGATCCCCAGCGACGGGTTGGCCTTGGGCCAGCAACTCGGGTCGTGCAAGGGATCATCATCTTCATCAAGCGAGCACACGAACGCGAAGAACGAATCATCCTCGATATCGCCAGCGCAGACCTTTACCGCGTAGTCGTGATAGTTATAGCAGACCGACTCCCGATCCGAACCGCTGTTCGTGATCATGAAGATCAGTGCCTGCCGCCGCCCCTTCGTGCCGGCGCGCATGATCTCAACCATGGCGTTGGTCGGGTGTTCGTGAATCTCATCCAGCAACGCACAGTGAGGGCGCGGACCGGACTGGCCCTTCCCCCGGTCATCCGTCGATATCGGCCTGAAGAAAGAACCCTTGCGCAGATAGGCGATGTTATGTTTTTCGGTGCCGCCGGACATATGCAAAAGTTCATCAAGCTCTGGCGAGGCATTGACCATCGCCACAGCGTCCCGAAACAACACCTTGGCCTGATCTCTTTTGGTCGCCGCAGCGTACACCTCCGCGCGGGACTCTCCGTCTGCCGTCAGCATGTAGAGGCCAACCCCAGCGGCCATCGGCGACTTGCCGCTGTTGTGCGTCGGGATCATGCCCTCGCCCGCGAGGAACAGGTGTGATGGACTATCTACCGTCAGGCACCGCACCGGTACTGACGGCACCGGATCGCACCCGACAATCATCCGCCCTTCGCTCAATGAACGCGTCGAGGGGCGCCCCCTCAATCGCGCCGCCTTGCGATGGAGTCGGAATATCGGCCGGTCGCGATAGGCATGGAGCCGGATGCGCCAGCGCCGGCCAACCTCGCGCCCATTCAGCATCGCCGCAGACTCAGTGACGGTCGGCTTGAAGCCGAGCGAACGCATCAGCTCCAGCGCGTCGCGCACAAGCGGCTCGCGACAGATCGTCAGCTCGGCCGCGCCCTCCTTCAGAGCCGATCCGTCCGTGTCCATCAATCCCTGTAGAAGCGCGAGACGCTGCCCGTCAGACGCCCGGAGATAGACTGCCGGGATGTGTTTGTTTCCTAGCACGTTAAGCGCGCGAAGCCGCGCCTGCACGCTCCCGTTCCGCGCCACCTGGCTACGGTCGCCACCGAGCACCACGCGCGCCGTCGTATCGGAATGCTTCTTCTGCTCCGCAACCGGGACGCCCTCGCTCCGGACCTCCTCCACAATGCCCCAGTCAGCGTATGCGACCGTCAGCCGTGCGCAATCGGAGTCCCCGTCCCCGAGCCATGCTCCGAACGTGTAGGGCGGCACCGGGATCTCCGCATCCGGCAGATTGAGCGGCCCGCTCACGTCTACTCGGTGGTTCCACTTCGCCTGCGGGTGCGCGCTCGTCGTCGGGCCCATAACCAGAGTGCGCGCGATCTCCGCAGTATTGCGGGTCGCGTAGCCGCCCTTGCGCGGAGCGCCGGCCGGTTTCGGCCCGGGCTTGCCACCCGTGCGCAAAGACGCCACTCGCCATTCATGCGCGGCGTCCGCCACGATCTCACACCCGTCGGAAAAGCGGAGGCGGTAGCATTGCCGATCATGTAACACGGGGCTTACCGCCGTCACATTGCAGGGTAGGCCCCGCTCGTCAAACACACGATCCCCCGGCTGGATATCGCCCATCATCGTCCAGCCGCCCAGAGTCGGAACAGGGGTATCCAGCGCGAGCGGTCCCTTGCCCGTCTCGACAAAGGCCATCCGGAAACGTCGCGATTCATCCGGCGCTTTCCACCCGAACAACGACCCAACAACGAAGGCTTGCCAGTCAATCAGATCGAACGGCTTGGTATCGCCACTAAAATTGTCGCCGGCCACCCGGTCGACCACTAGCACATCTGGGAAATACTCAATGACCCGGTTTGCCGCTTTGATATCCCAGACAAGCCCGCGTTTCGGCCCGTTTTCCAGATCGTCCAGATGGCGGACACAAGAATTGTAAACATCCGGCCCGGCAACAATCCTATCGGCAACTACACCACGCGCGAAGGCCGTGGCACGATCAGGTGAAGTAGGAGGCTTTTTTCGGCTTTTCTTTTTTGCCATTACCACCCAGCCGCGCCCGCGAGGCCGGGTCGAGCCCCAATTCGGAACCCAGATACCGGAGTTGCCCGAAATACGCGGCCGTCATCTCCGACGGCTTCTTTTCCCATTGCGCAAATAGCACACACCATTGATGTGCTTTCGCGGAATCGTGCGACGACAGCCAGAATGCGGTTTCGATGTACTGATCCCATAACTCGGCCTCGCGCTTTTTCAGTTTTGCCGGACGCACAGGTGAACCGCCAGCATCGGGCGCGGCGAGCGCAGCCGCGTGGCGGGTCGCGTTCAGCGTCCCCCCCACAACGTGCAACTCAACCGGCTTTGGCTTTCGCCCTCTCGTCGCCATCAAATTCAATTCCTTGAAACATTATTACGCAAAAATTCACGTCCTCA